TATCACTTCTTGGTTCGTTTCAAAGGCGATTAGACAACTGCGAAAAGATACTGAAGTCAAAGCAATCATTTCATATGCAGATAGTGATTTTCACTGTGGTACAATTTATAGGGCTTGTAACTTTAAGTACTGTGGTCTTACAGATGCAAAGAAAGATTTCTATTATGCAGACGGCACCAAGCATTCACGCGGCAAAGTAAAAGGTGCTGAGGGAGAATGGAAAGAACGCTCCCGCAAGCACCGATATGTTATGATGTTTGATAAGAATCTAGAACTCTTATGGACGAGTTGAGTTTGTATTTTCAGTTTTGATTAATCGATCATTAATATATTCAGAAGATTTAGTATAAAGCATAATTTTTCTACTATCATTTAGGAATTGTTGTAAATACTCCCCTTTTAATACATAAATTAATGATTTTTTTGAATTTTCTCTCGACTCATGCTCATAATTACTAATTGGAATTACTGGATTTTTAATAACAATATTATTTAATTTTTGATCATAATAAGATATAGTAAAATCAGAATCTACAATCTTCCCACCAGGAAAAATTAATTTTCCACTACTATCTTTTACTTCTTCAGTTTCATAGTACCTAACTGAATTCAAATCTTCTGGACCGTATTTATTTTCAACATAAAGGTAAAGATCGGTATTAGAAAGAGGCCATTGATTTCTTATATTTGTAATTCCTGCTGTTATTAAAACAACCCAATCTAAAAATTCATCACCATATAATTCTTTTGCAACTATTTCTGGTCTAGAACCTTCTTGTATTTCATATTTGTTGAAAAGAGTAAAAATATTTTGTAAATCTTCACGAACTTTAATTCGTCTGAAGATATTTTTTACAGTCAAATAACTTTGAGAAGATGGTTTGTTTGATAAAAATGATTGGTACTGGACATTAGGAAGTTCTTTAAAGTATCCCATCTTAGAAGCCTACGTAACTGTTATAATCTACATAATCTTCATAGTATACTGGTTCAAGTTCCTTAAACGTTAAATCCATAATATAAGAAACTGGTGATCCATCATAATAAGTGGCATAAACATTTTCTCCAGTATAATTTACTGATATATCTGTTAAAGCGCACAATTTAAATAAATTTAAATATGGATGAGTATCTAATCCTTTCATGAAATATGGTTGAAAAACTCCTGGAGTTTTTAAATAAAAACCTCCTCTTACATTTCCACTTCCAGTTTTGGCACTCATCCATTGCTTTAACTTTCTTATAATCGCGCTAATTGATAATGCTTCATCTTCATTTCTGGGAGTCATTTTAAATGAAAATTTAAAAGAGCGTAAAGTAACTCCGTTAAATAGGAGCTCCATATTTGGATTAAAAATTTGACCTGTTTCTCTTGCTAGTAATTGTTCGGCGCTAACATTTCCACCAAATATATTTACAGCTTGAGCAGCTATAGATTTATTAATTATATTTCTCGTCATTGGATCATCTAGTACTCTATTAATTTCTGTTTGAATATTATCTATTGCCGTTTTTCTTTCTTGAGCGTTTCCTAAACTACTAAAAGTGTCAGTAATTCCGCTTGCAGCAGCAGCAACGTATCCATTTAAACTATCATCAGCGTAACTAACACTATTACCATCTTGTATATTTGATGGCATAGGTAAAATGATACTATATTTGGATTGTTCTGTACTACCTACTGCTCTTTTAGTTCTAACAAAAGAATTAATTGCTTCTCTTGCTTTACTATATTCTATCAATTCTAATTTAAAATAGTCAGTGGTATTCTCAATAGTTTGCAATGGATATCTTAACGGCGGCAAGTTAGTCGCGTAATTTACTAATTTTTCTTGTAAAGATGCCATTTAGAGTTTTAAACTATTTAGACACAATTTTGTACATCAGACAAATTTGAGTTTCATATCGAAAATATTAGATTTTAATTTGTAATAATTTTTCCAAAAGGTAATGATCTTAGATCTTTTAATTCTTGTGGGTATACTTTATGTAAGGAACCAACTATTTCTTCCCATGTATATTGTCTTGTTTTTCCCCAATGAAAGTTAATACCTTTAAATCCCCACCGATATATTTCAGAAACAGCAACTATGGGATGAGCATCATACGTTATCCCTGGAGTTTTGGGTGCATAAATGAATACATATATTTTTCCAATATCAGGAACTAACTCAGTTTCTTTAAGATTTTCCAATATTGATAGCATTAAGTCATCAGCATCTTCAGTTCCTATTAAACTATCTATTATAGAACGAACTCTATTTGTTCTTTTAGTAGTATCTGAAGGATTATTTCTTTGTTTAATAGGTTTTCTTGGCATTTTAATACCTGATATTTAATTCGTCTTCTGTTAAAATTTTAAATCCATATTGACGATCTTTACACCATTCTTTTGCATATTCCCATTTTGATTGGTTTTTTGCATACTCCATTACTTCTGATAAGTATGCTCTCGTTTTTCTTTTTGGTTCTTTGGGTAGGGATAATTGTTTTTTTGGTTTAATTTCAACTAGATATTTTTGAATAGAACCATCTTGAGTTTTTTCTTTTACATAGAAATCTGGAAAATATCTATGAGGACGATTATCAATAGGAGATTTATACCAGATAAAAATTTCTTCACTAGACCATTCTAAGATATTTTCATTTGAATCCAAATATTTCATATATTTTCTTTCCCACAAAGACCTGAATACTACATTTGTAGGATCTCCTTTATATTTTTGTGGATTTTTAATCTTATATTTTCCCTTGTAAGACATACATATAGTATAGATTCATCAAAATATTTAGATGGCAACTTCCCCACAGGTTGTTAAACCACAAATAGTTGATATGTCAACTATAAATTTTATTTTATTAGGTAAAATATCATTAAGTAATTATTATCAAGTTAATTTTAGTGGTTTATCTAGCAAATTGGGTAAACATTTGAGCAAGTATTCTGACGTTGATAATAGTTGGATTACAAAATATTCTGGATTACTTTGTGCAGAAGCAAATTTACCATCCAGTTCTTTTGCCACTGCTGAAGTAAAAGATAACTTTATGGGTACAACGCAAGAATTTGCTCATAGTCGTTTATTTACTGATATAGATTTTTCTTTTTATATTGATGGTGATTATAAAATTTTAAATTTTTTTGAAGGATGGATGGATTTTATATCTGGTGGAGGAGAAGTTTCTCAATCTGAACAATCATTAATAGGAAAAGCAAATCAATTTCATCCAGGATATTATAGAAGATTTCAATATCCAGATTCTTATAAAATTGATACTATGTCTATTATTAAATTTGAAAGAGCAGTTGGAACGAAAAATAGGTCTAGAACTTTAATTTATAGATTTATAAGAGCATTTCCAAAATCTATTACTAGCATTCCCGTTTCTTATGGACAAGCAGATGCTTTAAAAATAACAGTTACTTTTAATTATGATAGATATGTTGTAAGTAGAGGAGATGCAGATTTTACTTTTGATGCTGAAGACGTAGTATCGAAAGCAATTAATGAATATAATAAAAATAATCCATCTCAGGTGCCTGAATATTCTCAAGGATATAGTATTCCTGGTCCTTATAGCGTTCTTGGTCCAGGAATGGGTATAAGAACAAGAAATTAAGAACAACCATTATTCTAGAATACTGTGTTGTACTCATAAATAATCACACCTGAATTGTACTAAGGATTATGCCTTTACCCAAGATTTCTGCTCCAACTTACGAGTTGGAATTGCCTTCAACTGGCAAAAAAATTAGATATAGACCATTTTTAGTCAGAGAAGAAAAAATTCTTATTATGGCTTTGGAATCTGAAGATATGAAACAGATTTCAAACGCAGTTGTTCAAATTTTAAATGATTGTATCTTATCAAAAGGAGTAAATGTTGGCGATCTTGCTACTTTTGATATTGAATATCTATTTTTAAATGTCAGAGCAAAATCAGTAGGAGAAACTGTTGAAGTCAATATAGTTTGTCCAGATGATGAAGAAACTACTGTACCAGTAGAAATTAGTATTGATGATATTAAAATACAAAAACTACCTTCTCATACAAATCTAATTAAATTAGATGACAGTCTTTCAATGAAATTAAAGTATCCTTCATTGAAAGAATTCGTTGAGAGTAATTTTGAGGTAAATGATACGGAACCTGATGTAAATAAATCTTTGGCAATGATTAGTTCTTGCATTGATGTCATTTATAATTCTGAAGATTCTTGGAATGCGTCTGATTGCACTAAGAAAGAACTTGATGAATTTATTGATCAATTGAATACAAAACAATTTAAAGAAATTGAAACTTTCTTTACAACAATGCCGAAACTTTCCCATAAAGTTGAAGTTACTAACCCGAAAACGGGCATCAAGAGCGAAGTAACTCTGGAGGGACTAGCAAGTTTTTTCAGTTGAGTATGGCTCACACTAGTCTTGAGTCATACTATCTAACTAATTTTCAATTGATCCAGCATCATAAATACTCTTTGACTGAGCTTGAAAATATGATTCCTTGGGA